AAGAGATTAATGCGGCAATCGCTGGTATCAGCAACGGTCTGTTGAGCATGAATGATGTGGCGGCGAACTATGGCCGTGATGTTGAGGAGCTGTTCGCACAAATCCAAAGCGATAAAGAGATGGCCGAGCGTTATGGCCTGTCTATGGCCTTCGAGCCATTCGGCACGAAACAGCCAGCCGAACCAGAGGTCAGCGGCGAACCGGAGGCAGAAGATGGCGAGTTATAAGCCAACAGAAGGAATGATTACTGAGGCTGAACGCGGCCTTGCTTGGCGACGTGAGTTTGGTCGTGGTGGAACTGAGGTTGGCATCGCTCGCGCCAGAGACATCTCAAACGGCAAGCGTCTGTCCGAAAGCACAGTCAAGCGCATGAAGTCCTTCTTCGCCCGTCACGAAGTAGATAAGAAGGCCGAAGGCTTTCGTCCGGGTGAGAAGGGCTACCCATCTAATGGCAGAATTGCTTGGGCATTATGGGGCGGCGATGCCGGTCAGACTTGGTCCAATGGTATCGTTGACATCATCGACAAAGAACAGGATCGAGCATTCTCAGACCTTAGTGACGAAGTGCAAAAGGGATTACAGAAGAAGGCCGATGAACACAACGAAGAATACGGCGACAGCGCAACCAAGCGCACCAATGTGAGAACTTTGGCGGCTGTATTTGAGCGCGGTGTTGGCGCGTATAAGACTAATCCCGGCAGCGTCCGGCCAACAGTATCATCACCAGAACAGTGGGCATACTCCCGCGTTAATAGCTTTCTTTACGTTTTGCGTAACGGAAAGTTCAAGTCTGGTAAACACGACACAGATTTGCTACCATCAGGACATCCAATGTCCAGCAAAGAACGCTCAAGCATTGAAACTATTGAAATGGAAAGTGAGAACATGACTGACCTTGTAGAAACCAACGAAGAAGTCGTTGAAGAAATCATCGAAGTGAGCGAGACGCAAGAGCGTCACGTTGTTGCTGTTGAGGAAACCGACGAGACAGTAACCGTCACTTTTGAGAAGCATCACGAAGAAGCTGAGACCGAAGAAGTCGAGGCCGAAGAAGTCGAAGAAGTTGAGATGGAAACATCTAGCTACAACGACGAAGAACGCTTCTCGTCAGATAAAATTCAGCATCGTGCGACTGACATGAGCAGTGGCGCGATTGATGAGGAAACACGCCGAGTTAAAATTGCAGTCTCCAGCGAAGAACCTGTTGAGCGCAACTTCGGCAAAGAAATTCTCGACCACACCGAGAAAAGCGTTGATCTATCGTTCCTGAAGTCAGGCCGTGCGCCACTTCTGCTCGATCATGATCCTCGCCAACAAATCGGCGTGGTAGAGGATGTAACTCTCGATGGTTCGTCTCGCGTGTTGCGAGCTACAGTTCGGTTCGGTAAGAACGGAATGGCTAAAGAGGTGTTTGATGACGTTACGGATGGTATCCGTGCGAATATCAGCGTTGGCTACTCAGTCAACAAAATGGAGCGAGAGGGCGAGGATAGCTACCGCGTCAAGTCTTGGTCTCCAATGGAAGTATCGGTTGTTAGCATCCCGGCAGACCAGTCAGTCGGCGTAGGACGCGCAAAAGATATTTCATCTGAAACCCAAACTGAAACTATCGAAACTAAGGAGACAATTATGTCTGACATCGATATCAATGTTGTCGCAGACGAAGCTCGTTCTGCTCGCAACAAAGAAGTCGCCGCAATCATTGAATTGGGCGCAAAACATCAGCGTAGCGATATTGCTACCAAAGCTGTTGCCGAAAACAAATCACTTGACCAGTTCCGTGGTGAACTGCTCGAAGTAATTGGCGACAAGCCACTGGAAACTGCCGAAGTTGGTCTGAGCAAAGACGAAGTTCGTGAGTTCTCAGTAATGCGTGCTATCCGTGCAATGGCCAACCCATCAGACCGTCAGGCTCAAGAAGAAGCCCGCTTCGAGATGGAAGTGTCAGAAGCCGCACAACGCGCAACTGGTCGCTCTGCTCGTGGCGTAATGCTTCCAACCGAAGTTCTGCGCTCTTGGGCCAAACGTGACGTAAACACCTCTGATGACTCAGCCCTGATTGCTGAAGACTTCCGTGGCGGTGATTTCGTTGACGTACTTCGCAACGCTTCAAGCGTAATGGCTGCTGGCGCAACCGTTCTTAACGGTCTGCAAGGCGACGTTGTAATCCCGAAAAAATCAGCCGCTTCGACTGCTGGTTGGATTGCAACTGAAGGTGCTGCCTCTGGTGAGAGCGAGCCTACCTTCGGCCAAATCACAATGTCACCAAAAGTAGTTGGCGCACATACTCAGATTACACGTCTGATGATGCAGCAGTCATCTCTCGACATTGAGAACCTGATCCGCAACGACCTTGCCCAAGGCATCGCCCTGTCAATCGACGCTGGCGCACTGTCAGGCTCTGGTTCATCTGGTCAGCCTACCGGCATCAGCAACACTGCTGGCATCAACACGCCAACAGCTTTCGCTGGTGTAAACCCGACCTTCGCAGAAGTTGTTGCAATGGAAACTGCCGTTGCTGAAGACAACGCTCTGTTGGGTAACTTGGCCTACATCTTGCCAGCCTCTATGTTTGGTGCGCTGAAAACAACTGCGAAAGACGCTGGTTCAGGCCAGTTCGTAGTTGGCCCAGATGGTCAAATCAACGGCTACAATGCAATCGTGTCTAACCAAGTCACTGCTGGCGACCTGTACTTCGGTAACTTCGCTGACGCTCTGATTGGTCTGTACGGCGGTCTCGACATTGTTGTTGACCCATACAGCAACAGCACAAGCGGCACAGTCAACGTGACTGCACTGCAAACTGTTGACGTTGCTGTTCGTCATGCTGTGAGCTTCGCTTACAACAACGACGGTGCGTAAGCACTAAATAGTGATGGAGAGAGGTGACCCCTAACACCTCTCTCCTGACCTTTTTTACATAAGGTGGAAATATGTTTTATTTAGTATTGAAGAACACAGTAGCTGGCGGCAAACGAGTTCAAGCCGGTGATGTAATCGAACTTACCGACACGAATGAAAGCAGTTCGCTTGTCGCAATGGGTCGCGTAGAAGCAACATCTGCTCCGCAACCAAAAGCTAAACCAGCCCCTAAGAAGGCTAAGAAGGTAACCAACCGGGCAGTCACTGACGTTGACTTCCCAGAGGCTGAGTAATGGCTGTAGAGACCGCGACAGAGCTGGCAATCTTCTTTGAGACTGACGACTTCGCGGTCACTGCTACCTATACTCCGGCTGGCGGTTCGTCTACCAGTATCAAGGGTATCTTTGACAATGAGTTTTACGAAGCTGATGCTGGTGGCACTGTTACTTTCGCCATTGAGCAGCCTCGCTTTACTTGCGCTTCTTCAGATGTGGCTTCTGCCGTAGAGGGTGATGCGATTGTTATCAATGCGATCTCATACACGATTAACGTAGTGCAGCGCGATGGCACGGGTGTAACGACACTGGTCTTGGAGAAAGTGTAATGGCACACGTCAGAAAGAGTATCAGAGACAACGTGGCTACGACTGTCACCGGGCTTTCCACTACAGGATCGAATGTGTTTAAGACGCGCACAATCCCACTTGGGGTTGCCAAGTTACCGGCACTGTGTGTTTATACGCGGAATGAGATTATCAATAATTCAACGATGCAGCCGCCAAGGACGCAACTGAGGAACTTAGACGTAATCATTGAGGCTTACGTCAAGGGCATCTCGGCACTTGATGACACACTTGATACAATTTCTGTTGAAGTAGAAGAAGCATTGGCCACAGACCTGACCCGTGGCGGTTATGCCAAGGACACTATGGTCACCAGCTTTGAAGTCGATTATGATGGAGAGGGCGACCAGACAGTTGGCGTTGCGCGTTTCACAATCGCAGTCAAATATGCTACTTTAGAGAACGATGTTGAAACAGCCGTATAGGATGATATGATGGCAAAGCGAATTACAGTTTACAAAGGTTCTGACACGATGGAAGTCTGGGAAGACAAAGTCGAGAGCCTTGTGAAAAAGGGTTGGTCTACAGAGAAAGCCAAACCAAAAGCCGAGGTGAAGGCTAAATCACCGAAACCCGAAGCAACCAAAACCAATGAGGCATAATTATGGCAACACATACAGGTAGCGAAGGAACGGTAAAAATTGGCTCAGATACTTTGGGCG